GCGGTCTATCCAGAGGCAGGGATTAAACCCCGTGGTAAGGATAAGACGATCCTGTTCTACCTTGGTGAGGATTTACGATGTAGATCTTCTAATACCAGGTGTAGTGTAGGAGTGAAGGTGCTCAACATTACCGGTCAAAGAGAGAAGCCGAGCGAACGCCTGGCACTCTCTTTGAGAATCGGTACCGCGCGCAGAACGAAGTTCCGCAATCGCGGCATCCAACATCTCGTAGGGAGGTATTCGAGGCATCGCCTCGAGGGCCTCTACTATGAGGGTTGTGGCCTCATCCAGGGACATCTCAGTCCCAATTTCGAAAATATGTGGTTGAACAGCCGGGAGTCGTAAGACTACCTGAAGTGTCTTGAGAGGTATACGATACTTCTCAATCCACTTATTAAGCCGTTCAGAGACTTGATCATACATTATTATCTGTAGGATCTCCTCTCCTTCAACCGACATCGTCAGTTGGAGCCACTTTTCGAAAGCTTCTAAACGTTTCCGGTTCTGCAGAAATTCTGCATAAACGGAATTAACGTTTCCCGATAGAATCTTTACTATCGGGCCCCAGTCTTTCCATTCATTGGAAAGTACTCCCAAATCCTTTAACGGTTTAGTCCAAATTACACTTTTCTTCAACATCGTTGATAGAGTATGTTTTATGGACACTCTTGGCAGCCCAGAGTCGGCGAACCGCTGACTTCCAGGGACCAAGAGGACCGAAAGGATCCAAGAGACCACTGGGTGAGAAGAACCTTGACGAAGTTCAGTCTGAACTTTTGTCCATATTCTTTCACTCAAGAACATCTTCAAAAGCGGCGAAAGCCACTTAGAAGATGTGAGATCAAACCAACCTCTTCTCCCGGCTCGTAGAGCTAATTCAGCCCTAGAAGCAAGAGAGTCGACACCAATAAATTCTTTAAAACTTAAAGGCGAGACATTTACAGAACCTGTATATGACTGACTGGCAAAGTTGATAAAGCCACTTTCTGAAACGAAAGATTTACTTAAACCAACTTTGATCCCCAGAACCTCAGCAAGCCGAAGATACTCTTTGGCGATGCCTTCATGAAAGATAACTAAGTCATCTCCCAATATGAGGTAGTCCTGAAACCACACTGAGGATACTTTCTCAGGGTGGACCCCTGCGAGATAGTCTCTCGCAAAGAGGTCAGAAAGAAACTTACCAGACCACAAGAATGCCGAATACTGAACTAATAGATGATGTACCATGGCCATGGATGACCATGAAGACAGAGCACCCATTGGCTGACCTCGATTATAAGTAATCAAATCGAAGTCCGCTGGAGTATGGTACTCCCTTTCAGTTTTCGGGGAAAACTTATGAAGGAAATTCCTTCCTGTCAGCAATTCTGTCCAAAGAGACGTCAAATGGTCACCAAGGATTGGTCCCATAAGTGTCCGATAAAGCGCTAAAGGAATAGTGTCAGTCGCAGCCGTGAGGTCAATAGACCAAGCATCGGCGTAGCCCCGTTTAGAGAACTCTTTCAATCGGCCCTCCTGATCAAAAGTAGCATCAGTTGGGATAACCCGAAGAAGGTCAAACATCCAATCATGGAGTGGTTTGAGGACACAATTTGTCCAGTAATCTACGATTGCTACAATTCTAATCTTTCCTGCAGGCTCGTAAAGATCGTGTAATCGACCTAGGATTCGTGGAGTGACAGCATGTCTGCTGTCCCCACGGTCCATACCTCCAATTAAGGAGATAGTTCGGTTGATCAAGGTTTGAGGGCTAGATCCAGGAACAGAAGGGATGTTCTTCGTAACGTGATTAATGATATCACTTACTAGAGCATACCGCTTCGCCGCGACACGGAAAATCTTCCGTACACGGTCGTTCCCAGTGGCTTGTAACCACTCAAGGATCAGGTTCCCTCTTATACCTGTGTGTTCATCTGGATTAAACCAGACAAACGCATCACGTGGAGCCCCCAGGACCGCATTAGGATGCGCTGGACCTGCCTTTGAGGTTGAAAATAGGTTCTTGATTTCCAGTGATGGAATTAAGTTGGCACCAAGTCCCCGTAACATTTTCCAAAACACCGGGACAAACTGTCCCAGTGTAATGAAAGAAATGTTATCGGTGAGGTTTGGATGAGGTTGGACAATAGAAGAAATATCTATTGGTCCGTAATCCCCAGCCATCCCTTTGTACATATTTAGGACACTAGTCCAAATATGAATAAAGTGCTTATTCTTTACACGGAGTCCATGACGGACATACGTTGGGAGAATAGCAGGGAGGCCATTAACAACCTTTATCAACACTTTACCGGGAATTTCTCGTGTGGTTAATTTTCTACCACTGAGAAAAGTGTTTATACAAAATAAACATCCCTTGAGGTACAGTATTACAAACTGTATCCCGTTGTGACGTAGGAGTTGTTGACACCGAGCACTGAAAGAAGCTCTTTCTGCCGTACAAACAGTGGTAGTAGGAGACCCTCTGCTCCACCAGGATAGCACGTCGTGCCATCGGTGAATACAGGTACGGATATTTCTATCCGTGATCCGGACCATCGATTCCTCCTCACCATCTTTACGACTTTTCCAATGGCTAAAGCCAGATGAAAACAAGTGAGAAAGCAATCCTTGACGGCGAGCCGCTGTCGGGGACTGTTTCCCACTAATGAGACTTTCAATGAAGGGATCATTTGTGGGGGGTGTTTGGGATGAAGGGACTGAATCTCGTGTGTCTTCCGGCGTAGCAAGAACCTTTAGGGTCTTGTTATTCGTCTGGGATACCCGAACCTGAATAATATAGTCATTTTCTGTGAGATACAGTATGTGACTAGGAGCAAAAGGATCAACTACAGCATATAATCCACTCTCAACCTTATCCCAATCTATTTGTGAAAATAGACGGTGGTTTTGAAGCATCATAGCAGTAGAGGATGTACTGAAACAAACGCGAACGGTCGCTGATCGGACGTGGGAGTGGAAGGCAGTGAGTAAAATCATTGTAATAACATTCGTGTGGATGGTAGGATTCCTCGACCCCTCTTTCCCTCGAAAGGGGGAGCAGGTCGGGTATAGGGACCCGAGGGTTGTTAACCCTACGAACCACTTTCGAAGATTTCATTTCTGAGTCTTCTTCAGAGGTTCAAACTCATTCACAGGTGACTTAGGATCAAGATCCGATAGGACTAGATTTTCATTTCTGAAGTGTGAGGTGCCGGCAATCCAAACCGGTCTTCCCCTAAAGCAAATTGTTCCCAATTTACCTGAACTGTACTATTGCCAGCTCGTTGCAGCTTCTATACTACAACTAAGGTTATACATTAAATTACCATCACCTATATTCCGATAATTACTTACCAGGAATATCTCCTTAGCCTCAGTCATCGGGTAAATGACGAGTTACCATTTTAGATTTCC